TATTAAAGCATAGGATGGCTTCTATTAATGCTGAATCAGCTAGGTATAAAGAATTAAAAGAAGATAAGTTTTATATCCCTGAAGATTGGGGAGAAATTACAAACTCAGAAGATTATTATTTAGATGAACAAGTTCCTTTTATAGAAAAAGGTAATAAGTGGATAGAAATACTTAAAGATTTTACTGAATTAGGTAATGGGTTATATCATGATTGTTTAAAAGATCTAACTCCTATCTTAGGTAGAAAGAGAGCTAAAGAATCTGCTAGATACTTTAAAACCTATAACTCTCAAATACAAGCTGATGTACAATTTAATATGAGAAGCTTTGCTAATTTCTTAAAACTTAGAAATAGTGAACATGCCCAACTTGAGATTAGGGAAATAGCACAACAAATGTTAGAACTAGTAAAAAATATCGAAGGAAATCCCTTTGAACATACGTTAAAAGCTTGGGGTTATTAATCATGACTAAAGATGAAATTCAAAGTAAGTTAACTCAATGTATAATTGATAATAAATATTCTGGAGTATTTGTTAGTTCTCCTAGATCAGGAAAAACAAAAGCAGTTTTAGATTCTTTAAAACTTATAAGCCATTTAAATATATTAGTTATTTGCCCTACAAATGCTATTATTGAATCTTGGAAACAAGAGTGTATTAAATGGAGATATACTGGGGATCTTTCTTATATACATAGAAATTACATTAATACTTTGGATTTATCTCAATTTAATTTAATTGTTAAAGATGAATGTCATTTATTGGCTGAATCTGAAATACCTTTGTTGTTGAAATCAAAACTTCCAGTAGTAGCAATTACTGGGAGTTTAAGTAAACGCAATAAAGATAAATTGTATTATAGATTAGGGTTAGGTGTAAAATTTGAGTATAACGTAAAAGAAGCTGTAGAAGACGAGATTGTAAGTGATTATGTAATCAACATCCACTATTGCAATTTAAATGCAGCAGAGAGGCTAGAATACGATAAATTAACTAGGAATATAAACTATTTATATTTCATTCAAGCTTCAGCAGCAGCATTATCTATGTCTGGTAAAAGAGCTAGATTAATTTATGCTTCTGAAGAAAAAACTTTAAAAGCCAAAGAATTAGTTAAGAAATCTAAAAGAGTATTGGTTTATTCTAATTTAACTGCAATAGCTGATAAACTTTGTAGGGTTACTTATCATAGTAAAACTAAAAAGGGTAAAGAAAATCTCCCTAAATTTCAATCTGGGAAGGTTAATAAACTAGCTGCTGTAGGGCAATTGGATATGGGGGTTACTATTTTTAATTTAAAACATGCTATTATTCATCAACTTAACAGTGTTGAAGAAAGGGCTATACAAAGAATTTTAAGGGTTATGAATTACGAAAAAGGGAACAAAGCTAATATTGATCTACTTTGTGTTAAAAATACAGTAGATGAAACTTGGGTAGCTAAAAGCTTATCCTTTGTTCCTGAAGAAAAAATAAATGTCATTGACAACGAATAAATAATAATTGTTTTTTATGGAAATATTGACCGCTGTAGATTTATATACAGCAATACGTTGGGTTTTTGATTATTGTCAGAAAGGTACTGAACCTAAGACAATTGAAGAAACAAAAAAAACAATTGAAGATATATGGGAAGCTAAAATATTAGATTCCGATATACATATAATTGAAGAATATTTTCAAGATAAAGAATTATTTATGGATCATTTAATAGAAAAAGAAAATGATGAAAACAAATATTATTAACCATGCTAACAATTGATTTACATAAAATTAATCAACTTCAACTAACTGTTGGTGAATATTTTTACTTAATGGGCCATTTAGTTGAAGGAATTGATTTAACAATTGATGTGGATAAATTAAAAGAGAAAGGTTACATTGATGAATTTAATAGTATATCAGATGAAATTGCAAATGTAATTTTCCCTGAAAAGGAAATTAATTTTGATAAGATTTATGATTTATACCCACATAAAGTTGGAACTAGAGTACTAAAAAGTTTATCTAATACAAGTGCTATATATAATTATTGCCTAAATAAATATAATCAATACCTTAAAAAAGATCCTTTAATACTTTCTAAAATGCACAAAGGTCTTACTAATGAGCTTATTCTAATGAAAAAAGGTAATAGTGAAAAATATTTTCAAGATATAACTACTTGGTTTAATCAAAGAACCTGGGAAAAGTATTGTGACTTTGAAATTGATGCTCAAGAAGATGAAAGGGTAGATGTAGGATGACAAAACTAAAACAAAGAATTCAAGACGGTACTGAAGGTAAGTTTAGAGGATTAAAAAATGGTTTTAAAAGAATTAATAATTATATATTTGGAGTTCAAAAAAATTGTTACACTTTAATTGGTGGTGATTCTGGAACTTATAAAACTACAATATTAGATTATATAGTTAATAATGCCATTGAAGATGCTATCGCTAAAGGTATTGAAATTACAGTATTTTATTATTCATTTGAAATTGATGAGCTTACAAAAAAATGTAATTGGTTATCAAGAGCTGTAAATAATAAATACGGAGTAGAAATACCTCCTCAAAAAATTAAAGGGTTGGGTTATGATCCAGAAGATTCCTCTACATTTGACAAAAGACTAAGTGAAGAAGAAAAAACTATGGTTGAAAGCTGTATTGAAGAAGTTGACATATTATTTTCTAAAATTAATTTTATATTTGACCCTTTAAATCCTACAGGAATCTATAAAGATGTATTTAGATATTTTGAAAACAATGGAGAAATTCAGTATGAAAAATACATGAATGAAAACAATGTAGAAAAAAAGAGGATAGTAGGTTATACTCCTAAAAATTCAAATAGTCAATTTTTACTTTGTATAGATCACTTAGCTTTAATGAAAGATGAGCAAGGATTTGGGACCAAAGATAATATAGACAAAATGTCTGAATATACTGTATTTTTAAGGAATACATTTGGTATTAGTGCTTTTTATCTACAGCAATTTAATGATTCCCTGTCTTCAGTAGATAGATCTAAATTTAAGGGTGTGGATTTATCCCCTCAAAAAAGTGATTTTAAAGATAGTAGAAATCCTTATCAAGATAGTGATATTGTAATAGGGCTAATGTGCCCTTATAAACTTGATATGGTAACTAGTCTAGGTTATGATATTGGTAGATTAAAGAAAAACATGATTATGTTTAAAATAATTAAAAATAGATTGGCTGATGATAATGTTGCATTTGGCCTTTATGTAAAACCTAAAACAGGTAGTTTTATTGAACTTCCAAAAGATGCTCAATCAACAGAAATGAATAAATTTTATACACACAAAATATGATAACTAAAGAAAAAATACAAGAATGGAATGGTTATTTTAATAGTCTATCTTCTGAAGAAAAAAGAGTAGCAATTGCTAAAGATGTAATTGCACAAATTGAAGCCAATATATACATTAGTAGAAGGGGGATTTATGGTAGTATTTACTCAAATAATAGTGAGAACCCTCTTGATAGAAATATATCAGTACAAACTATATTTGATGAAGTTGCATGTAATTGTTGTGCATTAGGAGCTATGTTTATGTCTAATGTAAAATTCAATAATCAATGTACTGTAGATGATGTTGGAAGACCTGTTAAAATGTTAAAAGATTTAACCAATTTCTTTTCAGTAGAACAATTGATAATGATTGAATGTGCTTTTGAAAATTGGAGTTCTTTGGGTATTTTAGGGGATGTAGATGATGACGAAGATGAAGATTTTTCTCTTACACTTACAGATGGAATTCATGCAGGTAGTAACATAAATGCTTTAGGTCTTAGTAGAGATAAATTAGTTGAAAATGTAGACAAGGCTTATAGATTTGGAAATAGCATTGAAAAAAATGAAGAAAGATTAATTAAAATAATGAACAACATAATTGAGAATAATGGGGAATTTATCCCCAACTAAATAAATAAATATAAATGGAAGAAAACACAACTGAAGTTACAGAAGTAACTCAAGAAGATAATCAAGTTCAGCAAATGCAAGAAAAACAAGCTGCTATGGAAGCTGCTCGAAAACAAATAGAAGCTCTAAGAATCCCTATTAAAAAAGCTTTAGAAGGTGGAGATGATGAATCTTCTGTAGATGTAATCCAAAGATTAAATGCTTTAACTAATCTTCTTAATTTAAAAATTAGCGTTCCTAAATATACACAAACTACTAGTAAAGGTAAAACAGAATTTAATCTAACAGGTAGTGCTGAAATTTCAGTATTCCCTTTCTATGGGGAATACGATCAGCAATATCTTAATTGGTGTACTAATGCTTTCAGTAATATGATTGTTAGAGTAACTGAACTTGCTACAAAATTATGATAGAATTACCTAAAAGCAGAAGTGCTGTAGAGAGGATCAATCCAAAAAGATTAATTATTTACTCTAAACCCAAAGTAGGTAAAACAAGTTTACTTGCTGAGTTGGAGAATAATTTAATTTTAGATTTTGAACGTGGTAGCAGTTTTGTTTCAGCTATGAAAATGTCTATTGATTCTTTAGATACTTTAAAAGAAGTTGGGGAAGCTATTAAAGCAGCAGGTAAGCCTTATAAATACATAACTATAGATACAGTTACTTCTATGGAAGATATGTGTTTAGGATTTGCCAATAAGCTTTACAAAGATACTGTTATGGGGAAAAGTTTTACCGGAGATAGTGTTTTAAAATTAGCTAATGGTGCTGGTTGGCAATATTTAAGGGAAGCTTTTTTCAAAATATTAGATTATATTGAAACTTTGGTTCCTGAAGAAGGTGCTATTATATTATCAGGACATCTAAAAGATAAATTGATAGAAACTGCCGGTAAAGAAGTTAGTTCTATTGAACTAGATTTATCTGGTAAAATTAAATCTATTGTATGCGCTAAAGCTGATGCTATTGGTGTATTATATAGAAAAGGTAATCAAACTATTTTAAGCTTTAGAACTTCAGATGAAGTATCTTGTGGGGCTAGACCTGAGCATTTGAAAAATCAAGAAATTGTAGCTTCTGAAATAGTTGATGGTAAATTTATCACTTATTGGGATAAAATATTTAAATAATTAGAGAAATCTAAACTTATAAAAAACAAAAAATGGAAAATTTTTGGGGTACAGCAACCGATAACGCTGGTAGTATTGATTGGATTAAAGCAGGAATTAATAATAAATTAGTATTTGCAGGATTTAGTGTGAAAATTGATAAAAATGGTAATCCAATGTTACTTAGAACTTTCTATCCTGAAGGAGGTTCTTTGGAATTAGGGGCTAGAAGTCAATATGAAAGTTTTAACCTTGGAGTTATGACTAGAACTGTTGCAGGGAAAGAAGTTACTGAATCAAATTATTATAAATTTGCTTTATCTTTGCTTCACTTTCTTGATGCTATGATTAAGCGTGTAGTTTCTGCTGAGATTTTGTATAAAACTCTCCCAGTAATTAATGCCACTAATGATGACATTAAACCTACAGAAGCTCAATTAAATGCTTTTGTTGAAGCTATTAATCCTCTAGTAGTAGGAAAAACAGTTCGTTATAAATTTGTAGGGGAAGAAAAACCATCTACTAAAAATCCAGGTGAAACAGTTGACGTTCCTGCATTGAGAGTAGCTTATATTCCTTATGCAGAAGCTTTAACTCCTGATGCTGAAAAACCAGTATTAGCAGAAAGTAAACTTAAATTTGATCGTACTAAAAAATCAGATTTGAAAGCAATGGTTCCTGTAGCACCAGATCTTGAATCAAACTCTATGTTTGGTGGAGATACTGATGCAGGATTTTAATTAAAACTAAATGTTTGATACTAAAGAAATTACTAAAGAATTTATACTAAGTAAGGTTACTCAGTATCAGATATTTAAATATTATTGTAAAAACTTTACTGAAGGGAAGTTATTCTCCTCTGAATTAAGGGGAGATTCTTCTCCTTCATGTAAGGTTTACAATAATAATGGTAATTTACTGTATTTTGACTATGGGAATAGAGAAAAACATGATTGTTTCTCTTATATTCAAAAAAAATATTTACTTTTATATAAAATTGAATTAAATTTTTATGAAGTTTTAACTATAATAGCCAATGATTTCAATATCATTAAAAATATAAAAAACTTTAATATAACTCCTTCTTTAAATTATATAGGGAAAGCTGATGATTTTAAGAATATTAAAACTAAGTATTCTCTAAAAAAGAAAAGAAGAAGTTGGAATAAAACAGATACCTATTGGGGAGATTATTATTTTAGTCAAGAACTCCTTGATTTTTATAATGTAGAACCTTTAGACTACTATTGGAAAACCAATGTAAATGGTTATTTAGATTTAATTTATGAATATAAAAAAAATATTTTTAATCCAGCTTATTCTTATGAAGAAATAAATGGATATAGAAAAATTCTAAGACCTTACGAAAGTAAACTTAACAAGTGGGATAGTTGTATGCCCAAACAGATAATTGAAGGTTATAATCAATTAGAACAAACCGGAGAATATTGTATAATAACTTCATCTAGAAAAGACACTATGGCTTGGAGATTGCTAGGGTATAATGCGTGTAACCCAGGATCTGAAGCAATGTTTTTAACAGATAATTGTTTTCTATTATTAAAAAATAGATTTAAACATATTGTTATAAATTACGATAATGATGAACAAGGACTTAAATCTATGAAAAAATATTCAGAACAATTTAATATTCCAATGTTTATAATCCCTAAATTATCAAATGCAACAAAAGATTTATCTGATGTATTATACTTTAAAGGGTATGATACTGCTCAGAACTTAATAAACAATTTTAAAAATAACTTAATATATGGATCCGAACTTACAGTTTGATACAGACAATACTGGTGTTGATACACTAGAAAATAATATCCCTGAAAATAACCCAACTATGAATGATGTAACTCCTCGTAATATTGATATTCGTGAAAGTGAACTTCGTGCTATGCACGGTTCAGGTTGGAATCGCAAAAAGATTGCTCAGAGATACGGAGTTACAACAACTGAAATTTATCAGGTAATGGTTAATTTTGGTATGATTAAAGCTCGTACTACAGAAGAAGAACTTCCAGAATACGTAATTAATCCTATTAGGGATTGCAGTTGGTTAGAGGCATAATTAACACTAAGGGCTAGGAAACTAGCCCTTTTATATTTTTATTTATGACTATAGAAGAATACATAAAATTTAGATTGAATCATTTAAACAAAGTTTTAGAAGCAACTTCTGGAATTCAAGAAAATGATAATATTGAAGATTTAAGAATAGTAGCTCAAATATCTGAGTTAACTGAATTAAAAAAAAATATTGATAATGGAAAGATTTCAATTAGTGGACTTTCAGAAAGAAGCCCTGTTAGCAGATTCTGAAGGTTATATAAGAATAGGGTTAAATGATCCTATTAGATATCCTGGTGTAAATTTACATCCTTGTAATTTTGGTATTTATGATCGTGAAGCAGGTTTAATACTCTATATTCCAGATCATATTAAAAATATTGAAGAATATTACAATAGTTTAATTTCTGCTTTAGAAAATACAATTACAGCAGAAGTATGAGGAGTAAACGGACTACAATAAAAAACAAAAATGAGCTTCCAGCTACTCTTATAAAAAAGAAACCTTTGTATAAAAAATTACAAAGAAATCATAAAGTAAGCAATGCTCAAAAGGTAGTATATGACGGTATTCAATTTCAAAGCGGATTGGAGAAAATTATGTATAACCTTCTTAAAGAAGCAGGATTGGTTTTTGAAAAAGATTTTTTCTATGAAAAAGATTCAGTTACTTTAATTGAACCTTTTTCATTTGAAAATAAGATATTTTTGAATAGAAAAAGAGATAAACTTTTTGTTTTAGATAGCAATAAAGCTCGTCCAATGAAATATACTCCAGATTTTTCGGAGAAAGATACAATTGCTAACAGTAATTGGGTAATAGAATGTAAAGGAAACCCAAATGAACAATGGCCTATTAAAATTAAACTTTTTAAAAAATGGCTAAGTAACCAAGAAAAATTAATAACAATATATATACCTTCTAATAAACAACAATGTGAGCAAACCATAAAGATGATAATGGATGACTACAGTAATTGATGGAGATTCTATAATTTATATTTGTCATTGGGATGCAGTGTTTAAAACATTTGTTAAACCTAAAGATTTAATATTTGAAAGCATTAACAAAATGATTTCATCTATAATTATAGAAACTAAGTGTAAAGAATATCATGGATTTCTTGGTGTTGGTAGAGGATTTAGGAAAAAAGAATTTCTTGATTATAAATCTAATAGAAAGCCTATAGAAATTCCATATATTAATGAGTGTAAGGAATTTATGAAAGAAGAGTGGGGATTTGAATTATTAACTGAATTTGAGCCTGATGATGCTGTAAGTATCTTGAAACATAGATATCCAGAATATACCATAGCTGCTATAGATAAAGATATTTTAAATAATATTGAAGGAAGGCATTATAATTATAAAACTAGAGAATGGGTAAGTACTAACAAGACTAATGCAGAAAGACATTTTTGGAGCCAAGTTATTACCGGAGATACAGCAGACGGAATAAAAGGATTACCAGGTGCCGGGGAAAAAGCTTGGTTAAAAATAATGGATGAATATTATGTCACTAGACGTAAATTTCATGAAATTGTTTTAGATAAATATATACACCATTATGGGGAATATGAAGGTGTCAAAAACTTTTATAAAAACTATATCCTTTTAAAAATGCTTGTTGAACAACCTGAGTTTGTTCCACAACCTACAAAAGTAGATTATAATAAATTAGTAATATGAAAGAAGATTTTAAATTAGGGGATCCTAATAAAACATCTGCTTATTTATTACCTTTATTAAACCAATCTGGTAAGCTGACAATTGATAATTTTTATCATACTGTAAATTATCCTCAAAGGAATTTTAAAGCAGCTTTTTGTAAATGTGAATCTTACCCTGAATTAAATAATCATTTATTTCTAGTGTATAGAAAAGACCCACATTCCCCAGTATTCCAAAACTTTGAAACACGATTAAGATCTCTTCCAGAATATTTTTCTGAAGAAGAACATACATATAATAAGTTGTATATCTTTGATATACAAAACAAGGATAAAATATTTAGTAATTTTTGGAAGGGTAAATATTCTCATTTTGAAGATGAATATAAAACTCAGATTTTAAGGTTTTACAATATAAATGCAGAGCTGTTTGTAAAAAAACCAGAGAGTTATAAAAATAAAATTGCCGGTGTTTTATACAAACAAGAGTGGTTAAAAAAAGAGGTAGAAGAAAAACTAATAAACTCTGAAGATGTGCCTAAAAAATATTGGGTTAAATTAACCAACGATTTAGATCTTTCTTCAATTCCTTATGAAAGAGAAGAATGTTATCTAGATTCTTATAAATTAATTCCTGCAATATGACAAAACATTGGAGTAATTTATTAGTGGAAGAATTTAGTAAAGAATACTTTATAAAATTAGCTTCTACAGTAAGTAATGAAAGAAAATATAGTACAGTTTATCCAAAACCAGATGAACTATTTAATGTTTTCAATACAGATTTTATAGATATTAAAGTAGTTATCTTGGCCCAAGAACCTTATTTTAACGGTGAAGGGCATGGATTAGCATTCTCTAGTAAAGATCACTGCCCTCCTAGCCTTAAACAAATAATAACAGGTATTGAGAATAGTGTTTATAATGGGTTGAATTTAAACTATAATACAGATTTGAGTTATTTAGCTGAACAAGGTGTTTTTCTATTAAACAGAATTTTGACAGTTAAAAAGGGGATACCTTTATCTCACAAAAATATAGGTTGGGAGATATTTACTAACAAAGTAGTAGAATCTTTAAATTTGCATCCTTACGATATTATTTATATCTTAGCGGGAAAAGAAGCTCAAGCTATAATGCCAATTATTGATCCTAGACATCATATTATTGAAGTTGAACATCCAGCTTACGCAAGTAGGCAAAACAGAGATTGGCAATTTGAAGATTGCTTTAATAAAGCTAATGTTTTATTAGAGAATCAAGGGAGATCCCCTATTAAATGGTAAATTATGAATCATAACCAAAGAATTATGAAGATTGTTTCTTTTATAAAAGAACGCCCTTCATATTTAAGAGAACCTAATTCTAGGATTTCTAAACAAACTGGTGAAACTAATGATGAAATTATTAGGTTAGCTAAAAATTATATTAAAGAAGGTAGTATTAATGAAAAAGCAGTTGTAAATAAAATAACAAAATCTGGAACTTATTGGATAACAGGTTGTTCACATGCTCCTTGGCAAAATAAGAAAATGTACGATTCTACGTTAAATTTTTTAATGAGGGAAGTGGATTTAAAAGGAATTATTTTAGCAGGAGATATTGTAGATTTGTGTTCTTTAAGTTCCCATGATGTAAACAAAATTAGTTTACCTGGTGTAACATTAGATTGGGAATATAAAGAAGCCAATAAATTTTTAGATGAAATAGAGGAAGTAATTCCTTATAGAATAGGTTTTGAAATGAAATATCTTTATGGAAATCATGAAGATAGATATTTAAGGGCTGTTAAAGATATAAATACTTCTAAATTTGGAACTTCTTTAATGGGTCCTACTGAAGGGTTAAAACTTATTAAAAGAGGGTATGATGTATTTACAAATTGGAAAAGCGATTTTATTAGTATTGGAGAACATCTGGACGTAAATCATGGTGAATTTTTAAATGTCCATTGTGCTAAAAAAACAATTGACACTTATAGGAAAAGCATTATGTTTTTTCATACACATAGATTTCAAGTTTATATTGAAGGTATGGTAGGTGGATTTAATATGGGTAGTGGTGCAGATTTTAATTCTCCAATATTTAATTATGCTACAAGAGCTATGAAAACTAGTTGGTTTAATTCATCAGCACTAGTATCGTTAGATGAAGATGGTTACTATCATGTACAACCTTTGTTGTTTATTAATAACAAATTAATAATTAATGGAATAGAATATTGACCAAAATAACCTGTACTTTTTTAATTAAGAGTACAGGTTTTAATAAAACAAAATAAAATATATATAAACACATGGATATAGGATTACAAGTATTAAGTGATGTGGTAACATTTAATAAATATGCAAAATACATACCTCACTCTAAAAGGAGAGAAACTTACAATGAAATTATAACAAGGTATTTAATGATGATGATAGATAAATATCCTCATTTAAACACACCAATATCTGAATTTGGTCAACTTATTTATGAAAAGAAAGTTCTCCCCTCAATGAGGGCTTTACAATTTGCTGGACAAGCTATTCAAAAAAACGAAGCTAGAATTTACAACTGCTGCTATTTACCAATGGATGATTACAGAGGTTTTAGTGAAATTATGTTTCTTCTACTTGGAGGTACCGGAGTAGGTTATTCTGTTCAATTTAAACATATAGAAAAACTTCCAGAAATTAGAAAACCTTTGAAAGAACAAAAGTTTTTAATTGGAGATAGTATTGAAGGTTGGGCTGATGCAGTTAAACATTTGCTAGGAAGTTTTCTAGGATATAGAAATACTCTCCCTAGATTTGATTTTAGTGATATTAGACATAAAGGAGCTAGATTAATTACAGCAGGTGGTAAAGCTCCAGGACCAGAACCTTTGAAAGAATGTTTATTTAAAATACAACAGCTTTTAGAGCGTAAAAACAATGGGGATAAATTATCTAGTATAGAAGTACATGATATTATTTGCCACATTGCTGATAGTGTTCTTGCAGGAGGAATTCGTAGAGCTGCTTTAATTAGTTTATTTTCAGCAGATGATGAACAAATGTTATCATGTAAATTTGGAAATTGGTGGGAACTTAATCCACAAAGAGGTAGAGCTAATAATAGTGCTGTATTACTAAGGCATAAAATTACAAAAGAATTTTTCCTAGATTTGTGGAAAAAAATTGAATTAAGTAATTCTGGGGAACCTGGTTTTTATTTTACAAATAATGCAGATTGGGGAACTAATCCTTGTGTAGAAATTGCGTTAAGACCTTATCAATTCTGTAATTTGTGCGAGGTTAACGTTAATGATGTTACTTCGCAAGAAGATTTAAATAATAGGGTAACTGCTGCTGCATTTTTTGGTACCTTACAAGCAGGATTTACAGATTTTCATTATTTACGTCCTATTTGGAAAAAGACTACTGAAAAAGATGCTCTTGTAGGTATAGGGATGACTGGTATTGCTTCTATGGAAGTATTTAAATACGATCTTACCGAAGCTGCTAAAGAAGCTGAATTAACAAATATTGAAACTTCACAATCTATTGGTATCAATAGAGCTGCTAGAGTTACCTGTATTAAGCCTTCAGGAACCACCAGTTGTGTTTTAGGGACTGCATCAGGTATTCATGCTTGGCATAATAGTTATTACATTAGAAGGATGCAAATGACTAAATCTGAAGATCTGTATAAATATTTAGCAGTTAATCATCCTAATTTAGTTAAAGATCACCTTCTTCTTCCAAATTCAGCAGTAATTGAAATTCCTATTAAAGCACCTGAAGGAGCTATTCTTAGAACTGAAACTGCTTTAGATACTTTAGAACGAGTTAAGAAACTATCTCAAGAATGGATTAAACCTGGACATATTAATGGGGATAATTCTCATAATGTTAGTGCTACTATTTCTATTGATAAAAGTAGAATGTATGATGTAGACATTACAGATGAAGATTATCCTAATGTTTTATTAAGACACATTGTTAAAAAAGATGAATGGGAAGTAGTTGGAGAATGGATGTGGGAAAATAAAGAATTTTACAATGGGTTATCTGTTCTTCCTTTTGACGGAGGATCTTACAGCCAAGCTCCTTTTGAAGATATTACTGAAGAAAAATATAATGAATTAGTTAAAGATATTACTAATATTGATTTAAGTCAAGTTATTGAAGAAGAAGATCTAACTGATCTAAAAGGTGAGATTGCTTGTGGATCAGATGGTTGCATTGTAATTTAATAAAAACTATGTCAAGGAGTTATAAAAAAACACCAATTTATGGTAATGCAGGTGATTCTGAAAAAAAAGATAAAAGATTAGCTAATAGAAAATTTAGAAAAATAAAACCTACTTTAGAAGATGAAGATGAGCTTCCAATTGATTTAGATGAAGTTATGAATAAATCGTCAATATCTAAAAATGGAAAACATTATTCTAAAGAATACTATGATGCAGATCCCAGAAATAAAAGTAAATAATGAAAATAATGATGCAGATACACATCAAAGATAAAGTTGAGTATTTTCCAGTTTTAGTAGATAACATGTTTGAAGGTAGAATCCATCCAGAAACAGGGAAAGTAACTTGGCAAGCAAACTTATTTGCAAACATAGATTCTTCTTACACACAGGAAGAAATAAATAAAATTGAGGATAATATTCTCAACCTTTTTAACAAAATAAAAAATGAACGATAATAGACGAGGGGCTAAAAAACCAAAACCAGTAACACCACAACCAGTAGTAGAAAATGTAAAAGTAAATACTGCTGAAATTAATCAACCTAGAATAGTAGATTTAATTGAAGAAATAGGGAAATTAAAAAAACAAAATGAAGAATTGACAGGAAAAATTCAATCATTAACTGATAGAAATCGTAGATTACTAAGTGATAAAGAGCAGGAGGTTCGTACATTAAATGTAAAAGTTTCTTCTTTAGAAGGTGCATATGAAGAGATGTTTGACTCTATTCCAAAATTTATTAAATATTTATATGGAATCGAACATAGTATTTGATTATAGTGAATTAGTTAGTTATTACAAAGGGGTTTATCATCATCAAGGTAAACCCCTTGATTTTACTATTGTAAGAATAATTGATTTGCATAGTAAAGAATTAATAGATTTGCAAGTTACTAACATTGATGATGCAGAAATTAAAAGCAGTATAATTGCTGAATTTAACAAAAAATTTACACATAAATGAAGATAAAAATAAAAAAATTAGTTCCTGAAGCTCAAATTCCAATGTATGCTACAGCAGGTTCTAATGCTATGGATGTTGTAGCTGTTAGTAAAAAATTAGTTAACCAAGATTCTTTTGGTTATATTGAATACGGAACTGGATTAGCTTTTGAAATTCCTGAAGGTTATGGATTGTTTTTACTTCCTAGAAGTTCTATCTCTAAAACAGGTTTGATTCTTGCAAATAGTTTAGGGTTAGTAGATACTGATTACCGAGGAGAAGTTAGTTTTAGATTTAAGTATATTCCACAAACTCTGGATTATAATATTGGAGATAGAATTGGCCAAGTTTTGATTTTAGAAACCCCTAAAATAGAATTTGAAGAAGTTCAAGAACTATCTGAAACTGAAAGAGGATCTGGAGGTTACGGTAGTACAGGAGTATAGTTGACAAATCATTCATTAACTGTCAAAACAACGGTTAATGAATGATTTTTAATATAAAAATATGGAAGCAATACTTAAATTTAATTTACCAGAAGAAAATGATGAATTTAATTCAGCTATAAATGGTTCAAATTACAGCAGTATTATTTGGGAATTAAAGCAATACCTAAGAAGTCAATTAAAATATGAAAATCTTAGTAATGATGCTGATGAAGCATTAGAAAAAGTTAAAGAGAAAATAGCTGAATTAGAAAATAATTTTTTAAATAAAGAAATATGACAGATCAAGAATTTGATAAAATAGTTGATAACACTTTAAATACTATTAGAGAAACACTAATCGTTAAAGGAAAAGAATATCGTAGAAACAGCGATGTATTTCATAATTTTGAAGTAGGGAGTAGAAAAAGTGGATTATCTAGAGAAAAAGTTTTAGATGGATTTTTACTAAAGCATGAGATATCTATTACAGATATGACTAATGATTTAGATAATGGCATTCTCCCTAATATTGAAGCAGTTGATGAAAAATTTGGAGATAATATTATTTACCTTATTTTAAAAAAAGCAATGTTTGAAGATAGGATATATAATTCTAAACGTTAAACTAAATAGCCCCAATTAAGGGGCTATTTTTATTTAGTTGTCATATTCATATACTTAATTGCGTTTTCAGGATCCGAGTTTATTCCATTATAACCCCAGAATTTTAAGAATTTAGCCCATAATTTACTATCACCTTTTTCCCATATTCCACTATCTCTTTTATATACCGCTGTAGGGTCTGTCATTTGAGTTAAGAGAGAAGATAATCTATCTAATACAGAAAATACTGGAATAGGATTTTTAATAGTTTTATAAACTTCTTTTACAGAAGGTGCAAATAAATTTTGAGGATCCCCAAAAGTTCCATAAATACCTAATTCACTATTTATCCTCATTGAAAGATAAAGTAAATGCTTTAGTTTAGCTTTTTCATCATCATCTCCAGCTTCCATTAATCCATTTAACAATATAATAAATGCACCACTAGCTGCAACAATCAATAACTCTCTTCTGGCTCTCCTTAAATTTTGTTTTTCTAAAGGGGAAAAATATCCATTATCAACTCCAACTATAAATCTAGTTAGTTGTTTAGCATCAGTTAACATGTTTTTGTAGAAAGTTATCCAATAACCTTCTGTAATAACTCCTAATTCTTGATCAATTCCTTTAGACTTATATCTTTTTTTAATTCCAGGAAGTAAAAACTTTTTATACATGGTTAGTAATTTACCGGCTGTATATCTTTCAATTTGAATTTTATCTTGGGAATTGTAAACACCGTGCATTCTTTTATTTAACCCATGTAATTTAGATTGTAAATCTCTTGAAATAAGCCCATTTTCCGAAGGTGATTGAATATTGACCCCCTCTTTGAGCTTTATTTCACCAGATTTGTCTAGTGTATAAGCATCAAATAAACTAATAACTTCTCCTTTATCTGTAGTTACTTTAGTATCTAAAAGCATAGCTATCATAGTTCTAACTTGAATAGAATGTTCCCCTTGATGCTGCATAAAAAACCAAGTGTCAGAATTGAACAACTTTTTAAAAGCACTTTTAGAAATATTTCTTCCTGCACTGTCTTTATACTCTCCTTGCATAGGATCGTATAAATCTACTAGTTGGCCCAACAAGCTTTTAGAATAAGGTTGATTAAAATCTTTAACAAAATTTGCAATATTACTATCATAGACTCCTCTTGATTTTATCCAAGATGTATCTGTAAAAAATTGTTTAGCAGCGGCTTCCATTGAAGCTTGTATATTAGCTTGTAAATAGTTGGCAACACTTCCTATAGGATTACCACCTACTTGAGTTATTGAAGCAAAGCTCATTAATCCTCCAATTAATTTGTCTACTGGAATTTTGCCAATTTTGGCATCAGTTTTTAAATTTAATTTACCATAAATTTGAGAATCAATGTGCATGGCCAACAATGAAGCTATGTTATTACCTCCAAGTTTCTTTTTATATTTTAAAAATTCATCAGTAACTCCGGCTTTTTCAACTAAAGCATCTACATATTGATTTCCAGCATCATCTGTTTTATAAGGAGTATTTTTAGTTACATTTTCTAAAAGCATTTCTCCAACATTGGCCATTTTAGATTTAACTTCATACTCTAATGATTCAGCTTCATACATCACTATAGATTGAATCAAATCTAAAGAAACATCATTAGCGTCCATATTAAAATTAAATATCATAGGGATCGTTTTTCCATCTTCTCCGTATTTACTAACTTCTTCATCTTTAAAAGAAACTAATTCACTTCCTACATATTTTAAATGACTAACTAGCCCATTATCAGCAACACTATCCCAACCTGATTTTTTAATAGATGGTAGTATATAACCCATTTTATGCGGAAGTCTTTCTTGAGATTTAAAATATGACGCTGTTAAAAATTTATAGTAATCAAATTTAGAGGAAGTTTTTAATTGTTCGTATTTCTCATTTTTGAACTTATTAGGATTAATCATTAAAAATTCTTTATCGTAAGTGGTTCCGGTTTCGCTAGTGTAACCATTAGACTTACTAATAAAATTCTTTAAATCATTTTGAGAAATTACACCTTGTTCTACCAATTTTTCTTTTTCTTTAATTAAAGTATCAATACTTTTTTGAAGTATTACTCTTTCTCCGGTAATAGGATTTATTACTACAACATCTTGAGATTGTGGAATTCTTACATAGTTGTCTTTATAGAAATTTCTCCATAGTGATTTTTCATCAGCTACATTATCTGTTAAATTTAACCTTTTATAATGATTAGCTTTAGTTTGATTAAATTTATTATAATCTATTTCAGAAACAAAAGACATATTTTCAGTAAATATAGGTTCTCCTTGTTCGTCTAATTTCTCAAAAACGTTAACTTTTTCATACATACCTTCGTTGTATTCAGAAGGATTGTTTTTATTTCCAAAAGAAGTTTTTTCAAAAGCTTGCCCAGCTTCTCTTTCAAATTTTACTAATTTTTGCCTAGCATTTTCCATTTTATCTTTCAATACTCTATCAAAAGAAGAAATTAGTTCGTTAGAACTACTAGCAGCAGGAGTAAACCAAGTATCCAACCAGGCTATATCTTCTGAACTTCCATATTTTAAACTTTTAATTAATACTTCTTTAGTAACCCCCTTCTCAGATTTTAATTTTCTAACATCTTTTTCATATTGTTTAGTTAATTTATCTTTTATTTTAGGATCGGTAACTTTATTAATTCTTTCTTTTTGAAAAGCTAAAGTTTTCTCTACTTCTTTATTAGCAGATTTAGATACTCCTTGTAATAGAAAGTCGGCTAATAATTCAACACTTTGATTTTCATAAGTTTTGTTGATAATAGAAACCCCTTTTTGAATTTCTTCTAATTTTAAAAACATTTCAGATTTTAATTCTGGATCAGAATTAGAATTAAGGATAAACCTTAAATCATCTAAAATAGGAGAATACAGATCATTTATAGTTTTAATATATAATAATTTATCAATAGCTTCAGTTTGTGTTAATTCACCATTTGATATTTTATTATTTAACAATATAATCTGAGCCGGTAATCCTGGGACAGTAATTTTTTTATCTCCTTTAGTTATTATCTTATTAGTAAATTGATAATACAACCCATTAACAAATTCTGTTAATTTTTTAATAGGTTCTGCCTGATTTAAAGTTTCTAATATTTCTTTAGTTTGGAGTAAAGCTGCTTGTTTACTTGCAGTATCTGGAAGTTTATTAACAGCTTTTAATCTTTTATGTAATATTATCTTAATGTTATTTATTAAAGAAACTTGTTGATCATTATAAGTGTTATCTAAACCAGAGGGTTTTGATGGGGCATTATAAAATTGATCTACTATATACGAATAAGCATTAACAGGAATTTCAGGTTCTACATAAGCTTCTTTCAAAGTATCTTCTTGATTAGGAAGATAAACTGGAAGTACACTTAAATCGTCTTTTTCAAAAATTAATCCATTTGATAATGCTAATCCTTTATAAATAGATAATTGAGCAGCATGGGTTTGTTTTTTAGAAGCACTTCCATAAGTCTTTATATAATCAAAAGAAGTAGTAGAGTATTTAGTAGATTTTAAATCTACAATTTTAACTTTACCTTCTGGAGATATCAATAGTAAATCTAATCTTCCTGCAACTTTGTTATTAGAATCGCCTAATATAACTTGAGGGAGAATTAAATAATTTTTATACTTATCTAAAGCAGTTTTGAATTCATCATAAGTTTTGCTTAAAGTTTCTTCATTAACAACAACTTCTTCAGCATTATCTTTATCAACTCTAATTTTATGATTTTCAAGAACATTTTGTACAGCAGAAGATTTATCTACTCCGTTAATTAATTCTTGCAATAAGTCGTCAAATTGATTACCAAATTCCCTAGCCTTACCTCCTAAGTCTGTATTTCCAAAATATTCATAGTAAGATTTTTCACCGTTAGGACCATCTAATTTTTTAAGGAAATTAGTAGCTCTTTGGTAAATATCACCATTGACAGGAGATATATATTCATTTTCATTACTCCCTAACTTTTGCCATTTGCCTATTTTATTAATAACATTTACTTGATTGGAAGTTATATTACCCCCAGTAGCAGAAGCATAATTAGCAATAGCCATGCTCAATGAAGTTTCAAAATCTATATTATTACTATACTCAGGAGTTGATGGAGGAACTTCGTTAGGATCTATATATCTATGTAAATGGATATTACTTAAATCTAATTTAGTATCCGGAGATAAAACAAATAGGGCTATATCTTTTAAAGATAACTCCATTATTTGTTTATCTGACATATTTTTTAAATCAGGAATTAGGAAACTTCTGATATAATTACAGACTTGTTTCCAGAATCTTACTGCTATATTATCTTTGTTTGGAAGATCTTCTAGAATAGTAATAGATTCATTTTCTATTTCTGTAGTTAAAACTTCTCTCCAACCTCTTTCTGTTAATTTACCATTAGGGTATAGATCTTTACTATAACCTTTAGCTATTAATTCATTAACTAAACTTTCTTCAGTCCTTTTCTTTAATACATCAGCTTTGAACTGTTTGAAAGATAAAGGCTTGGTTTTATATAACCATTCAACTAAAGGGTGTGTAAACTCATGCACTACTGAATTAAAAGAACTTTTATTTTCTCCCAATACAACTAAGTTATCTTGTGCAAAATAAGCCCCTGTAGAATCTTTAGAAATATTTTTATCATAATCTTTTTCAGAAAGAACTTTGAAATTTACCCCAAATTTTTTAAAGAAATTTTGAGCGTAATAAGTTAAATCAGACTTGGATAAAGGCGTTGGATTTGTTTCTTTACTATCGTATAAATCAGCATCTGGAATTTGATCATTATTCTTCCAGTATTCTTTCCAAGCTTGTTGTTCTCCTATTTTATCTACTAGAGCTTTCCATTCAGGGGAGTTTATATTAGGACATGTCATATTATTTACAAAGATTTTTAAGTTCTTCTAATGAAGTATTTTCAAATTGATTTACAAAGTTAATCAAATTTTTAGCATCGGAGATGTTTTTTGCACTAAATCCTTCTGGACTAGATATCATTTCTTTAAACTCGTCTTTTAAATCTTGAAATTCTTGAGCATCATTTTGTTTTAAATCTAGAAGTTTTTTAACCATATTCTTTAAAGGATCTTTTTTAAATTCATCAACTTTCTTTATAGGTATTCCAATGAAATTAATAAAAGCTTCTACTAAATCTGGATTGGTTTTTAAACTAGAAGTTTGTACAGGAGTTGAAGACCTTGTAGATTTTAACTCATCTCTTACTTCCATAAGTAATTTAGGAAATTCTGTTCCCCATTTACCTTTGTCTTGAACATGGGTAAGAGTAGCATTACCCGTAGCTAAAAGGGTTTCAAGGGCTTTGGGATTTTCCATAAAAGAGTTTTTCATAATTTCTTTCATTATTGCACTAGAATTTTTATCCCAAATTTCAGTATTTAATCCTTTAATTTGCCTACCTAAAGCTTTTGCTTCAGCACCACTAGCTGTTTGTAGTTTTATTGCTATTTTTGAATTATCTCCAGTAGAATAATTAATTTTAGCATATTGAAAAGCTGCTTCGACATTTTTAAATACTACACCTAAAGGATCTATAACAGGCCTATTAGCAAAATTACTTAATTCAGCATTTTCTCCTGTACCTGCATAAATATTAATTTTAGTTTCTGGTGTAGCAGATTTAGTAATTTCAGCAGAAGAGGCCAAGCCTTTACTATAAAATTCTTCATTCTCTTTAACAGGGAAGAAGTAAGGTAGAAATCCTTTATTTCCAAAAGGAAGTATTTCATCGTATTTAGCTTCCCAGCCTATTAATGGGTTTTCTTTAGTGGCACCTACAACCTTTTGTAGTTTGTAATATCTTTTAACATTTTTACCTTGAACAGTTTCATTAATTCCTAAATACTCTAAAAACTTAATTCTCTTTTTAACTTCCCCATCTTTCTCAATGAAAGTTTCATTAACTAACCCAGTTGATAATAGAGATTCAATATAAATTTTTGTTAAAGCTTTTTTAGAACTTGCTGATTTAGATAATTCATTAAACAATCCTGGAGTTATTTTAAAAGTTAACTTACTCTTATTATCGTTAAATATAATTGGGGAAAGTCCTTTAAAATCTTCTGAACTTAAATATTCATCTGAGGATATGTATTCACCAGATGTTTTTTTATCTTTTAAATTAGTAGATTTTTCATCAATGTTTTCAAGAGCTTTCAACAAAGCTTCTACATTATACCCTTCTTGGCTTTTGCCTTTTAAGTTTTCTATAAAAGAAATTAACTTCTTTTTAATATTGTTATTAATAAATTCTAATTTATTACTTCTAATACTAAAAATATTATTAGAATCTCTTATGAATAATTCTGTAAATTCTTTTTCAAATTGCTCTAAAGAAATTCCTAGAACTTCTTCATAACCTTTATTTCTAATAGCATCCTGGACTTTAAATAGCATTGAAGAAAAATTATTAAAGAAAAATGGTTCTGTAAATGGAAGAACTGTTTCATTAACAAATAACCCTGCGTCTTTAATATAAATTTGATTAATTAACAATCCAACCATTCTTTGAGCTTGTAGCGTTAGCTCTTTATTTACAGTCCCATCTAAGTTTAGTACAGGAGAGAAAAATAAATTATACATATCATCAGCTATTTGCTTTTGAAGATTGGGAGTTAATTTAATAAACGAATCAATAGATAAATAGTGAACTACTTTATCTTGCATAGCTGTACCAGGTTTACCTACAATAGTTTTAGGGGATAATTTATTCATTAGAAAGTTATCCTTTAACAACCCTGAAGCTTTAAGTTCGTTAAATGCTTTAATATACTTAGGAAGAGATTCTTCAGAAGCAGTTATATAGTTATTTAAAACTGGAGTTGTTTTCCCTAAAACTTCATTATTCTTTCTTAAAGCTCTAAATCCTAATGTATTAGTTATAAGGTAAGTTAATCTTTTAATATTAGCTTCTTTATTAAAATTAGGTTTAAAATTCTGTAGAATTTTATTCATTATATCCAATACAGGTTTTGTAGAAGCAATTAAGAATAATCCTGAATCTTCAGTTATAATTTTATAGGCTTTCAATATTTCTTCTTTCAAAAATCTGTCTTTATTTATGATTTCTAAGAAATCAATTGGATGTAAAGAAGGGTTTTCTTTTCTGCTATAAATATAAGAAGATGTATTACTTAATGTATAATCAGGATTAACTTGTATCCCTATTTTCTCTAAAGCATTTAAAGTGGTTAAGTTTTCAGATGTAGAAGGTTTGGTCCCTTTAATGAAAGATAGTAATTGAGTAAAATTAATTGTATAGTTATTAGTTTGTAATAATGGAATTAAATGGTATAATACAGCATCTTCAAATGCAGTTTCTGAACCTCCATCTTGTAAACTTTTAATTTTTTCAACTACTTCTTCAATAGTATATTGCGTATATAATTTATCAGGTTTAACAGGAAGATAACTTTTAATTAATTCTTCAATGCTCATATTACCATCTTCTTTTTGAGATTCTTTTTTTGTTTTAAAAGGATCTTTCATTAATTCAATGGCTCCTAACAATTCCTTGACTTTAGGGGTTAGTCCAATCATCAATTGATGCTCTGGAGTATATGTTGCAGGTCTTTTAGTAATAGTATCAATAATTAAAGCCCCTTGCATTGTAGAAGTAATATTAAATCTACCCGCATCCTGGTGTTTCATGTTATCAACTGCTAACGATACCCATAGAGTTAATACCTCATTTATTGATTGGTTGCTGTCCCAGAAGTATTTATTAACTTCCCCAACATTATAGATACTAGTCCCATATTGCATTAAATATTGACCCATAATAGTTCCTAAAGCTGCAATACCAATATTCTCTCCACCTTTAGCATTAGCTATAGATGTTTTAACTCTACTAGCTAATGAAAAATAATGAGGAATATTAACGTTATTTTTAATACCTGCCGGTTCTAAAACATTTTTAATAAAGTTTTCAACTCTAGTTCTTTCGGCATCTCTCTCAGAAGCAGCAGCATTACCTGTATTATGTACTAATACTTTTTTTAGTTCCAACATTAAGTTAGAAGTTTCAGCAGTGGTTAATGGAGAATAGTTTAATAAATCTCCATTGTTGTAGTTTTTGTAGTTAGCTTTAACCTGTTTACCTAATTTTTCTGTAAATTCTTCTAAAGTAGTGTAATATTTATTTTGCCTTAAAGCAGCCTTAAATAACTCCCCTCTAAGTTCTTTTATTTCCTTAGCAGTTTGAATTTTACTTTCTAAGTTACCTTGAATTAATTCGGAGTATTCATCAAAGTTTTTAGCTAACCATGTAACAAATTTCTGTTGAGTAAAATTAGCATCTTTTATTGTGTTATCAAATAAATCTAAACTTTCTGGAGATAACCTACCTAAAACTTTTCTAGCATCTTCATAATTAGAAGCTGACAATACTTTTAAAGAATATTCATTATATTCTAATTTAGCTAATAACCTATTATATTTTTCATCTAATTTAATTAATCTATCAAAGTCAGCTCTAACTCCTTTGGATTTTTTAAAGAATTCTGTATATTCTTCAAAAGCTTTTTCCATAGCTTTTTCTTCAGGAACAGTTAAATAATTTCCATAAGGAGTTTCGTTATCCCCATAAGTATCTTCACCGTGAGCAAACAAACTGTCAATGTCAAAATCAGCTCCAGAAAAAGCTCTAATATCATTAGGAACAATAGCAGTGTTTCCAGTTTCAACTGGAAGAAGATCTACTATCCTCATATAAACCATAGATGATTGTTCTTGGGTTGGGATCCTGGTACCTACATATTCTAAAAACTTTTTATTTGTTATCTGAATTTCGCTTCCAATAGATAATCCATATTGTTTAGCTGTTTGTGGGGATATTACACATTCTGCATAATAACAGTTTTTATCTTTATCGAATTTAACTTCTAGATCTCTAGTAGAAGCTGTAGTAGCTCCATTTTTAGATTCTAAAGAGGTAATAATATTTCCACTATCATCTAATTGAACTTCATAAGCATAGTCTGTCATTAACGTAAATTTCTGTCCAGCTACTTTATGAGAAAGAGTTTGTCCTAAATAAGAGTATAACATTTTTTCAACTTTATTTAAACTTCTAGCCAGGTTTAGGTTAAACTTAGGCATATCTAAATTTTCAGTTGCAGATAGTAACTCTTGCAAAATAGGGTCATCACCCATTTGTTCTATACTATCTTTGAAAGATTTTAATAAAGCTTTATATTTAGGAAGATCTCCTTGCTTATAAGTCTTAGAAAGTTCATCATAAGTTTGTTTAATTCTATATTCTTTAGTTTTCTTAAATACATTAACTATATCCCCAACACTAAATTCTTTACCATCAATACTTACTTTTGTTGCCGAATCTTGTTCACTATCTATTAATTGAAGTAACTGAGTTCCATCTACAACTTTAGTTTTCATGTTATCAGTAATAACTTGTTCTCTAATAAATAAGTCAGAAATTTCATAACCTTCTAAAGAAGTGTCATTAGTATCTTGAATTTTATCTAAAGATTGCGAATTATAAAGAACTGTTTTAATAGCAGAAGCGTGTAAAGTAATTCCTACATCATTTAACTCCATTTTATTTAAAAGGTTATGTAATCTTTTAAATTGAGGAATAGGTTCGTATAATCCAACTAATTCTTTAATTATATTATTGTAATCTTCTTTACTAGCAGAATATAATTGGTTAACTAAAGTATTTACTCTAGTTTGATTTTCTTTCTTTACAAAAGAAACCATATTTCTATTTAAATTTTTAACAGAAGTTTTACCATACATAGCATAAGAGAAAATAGAAATTTTCCTTGCATTATCTAAAGCACCGTATTCTTCCAAAACATCCTTATCTTTTAAAGAAAGAGGGATACACTTTCTCATTTTCTTATAAATATCTTTTACGGAATCATTAAACTTACCGTTAGATTTTAAATATTTATTTTCATACCAAGATTGTGTAGAATAACTTTGAGCATCTGTAGATTCTCCGGCTTTAGATTTACCTCTAGCTGTTTTTTCAAAGTCATCAATAATTGATATTTTAGTTTTGTCATATCCTAATGAATTACCAGAAGCATTTAATCCAGCCATCCTTTTAGGGAGATCCAAACGATCTTTAAAGTTCAACCCAATATCACCTACCATTAAGTTTAAAATTGAATAAGAATTAATAAAATCATTTAGTATGAAGTTTTGTAGATATCTAAGATTTAATTTCCCATCATCATATTGAAAATTCTTAGGAAGAAGGTTATTTGTATATTTACCTTCTTCTTGCTTAGTTACCAACCCAATCTCAGGATCACTTAAAAGGTCTAACATTTCTTGAGAAAGATTATCAACTAAATCTTTGATGATGCCGTTAACATCTGATATTTCAATACTCTCTTGATTAACGATTAAATCATACAAACTATCATTATCAATATTAGCGATTTTAAATTCTCTTGGAAGATTTTTTGTTTTTAAAATATTTATTAAAGCTTCATTATTATTAGAATCTAAAGCATCAATAATTTCTTGTTTAGTTTCTTTACTAATAGTATTAAATTTATTAATAGTTACTTTACTTTCTCTAATTTCATTTAAAGCTTTCTTAACTCTATTAAAGTCTTGATTAATAATATTAAATAAATTTTCTTTTAACTCATCAGTAAATCCTTCTTCGTTAGTTATGTAATTTTCTTTAGGAAGCATAAAAGCGTATTGAGTATTCTTACCCTCATTTTGAAAAGGGATAAATAATCCATATCCAGGTTTAGATATAGAATTCATTACTCCTTTAGCTTTATCAGTTTCGTATAAATAAAAGTAATTCAAAAACTTACCTCTTGGAGATAGCGATTGAAAAGCTTTTCCGTCATCGGTACTTAAATAAGTTAACTCAGCAAAATCATTATCTGTTTGAATAACCCTACTACCATCTAATATAAATGGTGATAAATTGGCAATATGATTTAAAGCCAAAGGATCATTTAACAGCGGATTACTTTTTAAAGCATCAAAATAATATCTTTCTATAACCTCAACAGAAGATAAATCATTTTCTGCTAGATACTCCTGAAAAGCTTCAAAGTTATCATCTTGTAGAGCCTCTATAAGTTTTTCCGGAGAACTTTTAATAGTATTTAATAAATCAGTAATATAGTTAGGGAATATATAACTATAGATATTTTTTCCTTCAATATTCTTAAATACAGTTGTAATTAAAGCATTATCGAAATAAGAATTACCTTCGGCGATAGATTTTAATTTACTTATGGCTCCAGAATCATCATCACCTTTTATCTTTTTGTAAATACTTCCACCTTCTTGATTAGCTGCCGATAACAACCCTGTTGTAATATCGTTGTTTAAATAAGTTATATCAGAGTAAACATTTGACAACTGATCTAATTCATTAAAATACTCATAACTTTCATCATAAACTTTACTTAATAAATCATCTTTAACACCATCTGATAAAGCTTTAAACAACGATAGCTTTAAATAATTATCTGTTAACTCTATACCAAGTTTGTTAGTTTCTTCTTTTAAGTATTGTAAATTTTTATTGAAAGAAGTATAATCTTTAATTTCTTTAATTTGTCTATCAAATACTTGCTTTAATATTCCAATGGATTGAATTTGTTGTTGTCTAGTTAATCCAGAATTTTCTGCATTATTAGCCCATTCATTAAACTGTAAATCTTTAACATCCCTTGAATTACTTCTAAATACCTTAGCTCTATTGTTTTCAATATCAGGAGTTACGGAAATATAATCCATAGCACTTTTTCTAAAATTAGAAACAAATAAATTAAACAAATTACTTTTAGCAAGAGTATCTGTATCTAAATTAGATAAAGCTTCCATAGAAATATTTGACATATTTAATTCAGTAGCTATATCATTGAACAGTTTAAATGCAAAGTATTTAATATTGGAATTAGCTTTTTGTTGCAAAAACAAGCTTTTTAACATTACACCAGGTTTTAGATTAGCTAATATTCTGGCTATGTTGTTGTATAACTCATAAGCATCGGCATAATTTGTAAATTGTGAATTAGCTTCTATCTTAATTCCTAAGTTTAATTCATCTACTGGAGAAGGAATAAACTGTAAATATTTTTTCATCTCTTTAGATAAAGAACTAACCCCACCTTTGGTAGAAGTTTCTTTAGCAAAGAGTTCTATTTTACTATCTTGAGTATCTTCATCTTCTTCAAATTCTGTTGAAGATTCTATTATTTTATAATTATTATACAATTCTTTTATTTCATTTACTAATATATCCTGATTGGTTTCAGAGGATAAGGCATTATTTATTTGTGAAAGTAATCTTTTAGCTCCTGTTAGCTTTCTGGCTTTTGCAGAATCAGTTATTGAATTATCATCTAATAGCTTATCAAATAATGGTTGAAAATTATTTTCAGTGTAATAATCAGAAACTAAATCTTTTACAATATTTTTAATATCTCTATTTGTAATTAGAGAGGTTCTAGCTTTGTCTAATACCTTAGCAAGGATTTTGTTCTTAATGTTATTTGTTGTAACAGAAGATAATGTTCTTTTTCTTTTACCACCTTCAAATACTTCTTCAAACTCTAAAGTTTTAAAAACAGCTTCTTTTGGAAACACTTTATTCAATGGAGTTTTGTAGTTTACAAATTTACCATTTTTAATATCTTTAAACAAGTAATCAATGTAATTTTTATTATTAAAAACCCAATCAATAAAGCGTTTAATTTTATCAAACATTTTCTGAATAAAAGATGGGTTTTCTTTTTTACCCATATATTTTTGGAAATCATCAGCTAACTTTTCTTCATAATATAATTTAATTAAATCTTCTCGTGATTTATTAGAATATAAATTTGATGAATTTTTTAGTTTTTTAATTTGCTCTTCGGAAGGAATTCCATATTTTGTTTTAGCTTCATTATATACTTTAAGGATTTGAGCATCAGTTAGTAATATTCTAAATACTGCGTGAAAAGCTTCGTGGAACTCTGTTCCTATTGGAGCATTCTTAGCTAGATAAATAGCGTTATCAACAAAGGCACCGTAAGTAAATCCTTGATTTTGAAATCTATTAGCGATGTGTTTAAGATCTTTTATAGGAATCCAAGAAGGAAGAATACTTTCTAACCTATCTTTTTTCAAAGTTAATTCTTCTTCATTACTAGATTCTTCGTAACTTATTTTAAACCCTATGTCATCTCCAATAATATCTTTATCTTCATTATCAACAGGAGGCTCTTTTTTTTCTTCTGGTTTTGGTTCAGGTTCAGTTTCAAAATCTTCATTTTTAGCTTCTTTAAATCCAGGAATACTTTGCATTTGTACTCCTGCTACATCTGCAAGATTAAATTCATATTCGTCAGGAACACTTTCTTTTTTAGTATTTACAGGCTTATCTTTCTTTAAAGCTTCCTTAACTCCATTGGGATATAAAACCGGCTTTCTTGAAGCTATCATACTTGCAGTTCCGTTAGAGATAATGTCATTGATATTATCAAAGTTATAATCCTCAAATGAGTTTACTCCGGTTATTTTAATATCCTTATCAATACTACCGCTATTTTTTAATCTATTTAAAGCTTTATTTACAGCAGCAATTAAATTAGCTGTATTTTTAATAGAAGATAATTCACTATTGTTTAATAAAAATATACTTCCTCTTCCCCCATCTTTATTGGTACCATTAACAAATGACTCTTCATTTGTCTTTGGGTTTTTATATAATACTTTTAATAATACATTAAATTTACCATCCTTAGTTTTAGACAAATATGGAGTAATTTTAATACTAACTTCTGTACCTCCAGTATAGGCTAAAAAGTTTATCCCTTCAATATTATTAGCAGAAACTTTGTTACTTCCTTTTTGTTTTTTTCTATCATTGAAAACTTTGTAATTTAATTCAGCCCCTTCATTAAGGAGTTTTTCTACTTGAGAATTAAAGCTGTTAGCTATTTGTTCATCAGTTAGTTCTGCTCTTGGAGTATTAATGTTGATTGCATAAAAACCATTATTACCATTAGGTACAGCTATTTTAACAGCCCCTTCATTTTTATTACTGAAGAAAGAATCCTTATGAAATTTATCAGCTTTAAGTATTCCATTTAACAGTTTAGTACTCTCTATGTCAACGGATTTAAATTCACCATCTTCGTAGTAGTAATATTGATTGTTCCCTAAAACAGTTACAACTATTAGCGGAACCTTTTTATAAACAATTTTTCCATTTTCATCAACACCTACTGGAATTCCATCAGGATTGTTATCATCAACTATATTATAAATATCCGGTTTACTTTTTAGCTCTTCAATTATATTAAAGTTCTCTAAAGGAATTGTTTTTGCAAATTTGATATTAAAATCTAAATAGAAAAATTCACTTTTCAAAGTTTTAGAGGTAGGATGTCCATCATTATTAACTTTGATTTCATCAAACCATTTATTAAATTCTTCTCTACCTTTTACCAATCCTTCTTGAAATTTAAACCCTTCGTCAGTTATAGCTCCAGAATCTGAAACAAAGTTAGGGTTCAATAATCTAAGATGTCCAATATTATCTTTTTGAAAATCTACATATTTACCACCTTCTAAAAACTTATATCTATTAGGATCTAACACATACCCAATAAATTTATCTTTATAAAACAACTCTACTTTAAATTTAGAGTTACCTCTATCCCCAATAGGGAATTGAATACCTCGTTGGATACCTACATTATTAACCAACATATTTTGACCATCAGTATTAGTGGCAAAAATAATATCTGTATTTGCAGATTCATCTTCAGAAATTTTAACTTCGTAATCAGTTGAGTCTGTAAAATTTTTAGCTAGAAATTCTTCTATTTCAGTAGCTTGTTCTGGAGGAGTGTAAACATAAAAAGGCCTTTCTTTAGAACTTAGGACAAACCTAGCTTTCTTTTTAAAGTAACCTTTGAATTCATTTATAATTTCTCCTAATAACAATTGTGTTTTCTTATCTAATTGAGCAGATGTCTGTATTAATAAATTATTTAAAAATTCTTCTAAATCACTTATATCATTAGATTTTAATTTAGCATTTATTTTATTTAATACTTCTTCAATTATAGATTTTTCTTCATCTGTTATATTTAAATTCTTAACAGCTTTTCCAGCAGATTCTACTTTTTCTGAAAGATCTATAGCTTCTTCAGGGTTAAAGTCTTTTTTTCTTTTATAAGACTCGGCAGCTAATACTTCTAATTTTACATAATCTTTTTTAAGATTTTGAAAATCAACTATTTCTTTTTGAAGTTCTTCTGTAATTCTACCTTGCTCTTTTAAAGTTTTTAACTTCCCTATTTGAGATTGTAAAGATTTTTGACCTTCTTTTGTAAAAAAGTAATTAGCTGTTGTAATTTGACTTTCTCTGAAAGATGATAATTTTCTTAGATCAGATAACTCTTCAGAGATATCTTTTCTATCATAAAAATCTTCTCCTACAGTATTAACAGCATCTCTCTGTACTTGAGTAAAAACATCAAATACATTTTTAAAGTTTTGAGAATCTCTATCATAACTAATACTTTCTCCTTTACTTACAAGATTGTTATCTTTTAAATAAGCTTTATAAAGACTATCTAAATTTTCCTGAAGTTTAATAATTTCTTTTTCAAGAGATTCCATCTCTTTACCTCTAGCCATTATTTCTTCAGAAGTTCTATTCTTGTTAGCTGCTAATTCTTTTTTAGTTAATTCTTCTAGTTCTTTAACTTTATTTTTATAATCAATGACAGCATCTCTAGTTTCATCTTTAACAAATCCTACATAATTAGCAATTCCTTTTAAAGTTTCTTTATCGTATATTTTTCCTAGTTTTTCAGTTAAAGTTTTAGCTATCCCAGTTTCTCTTCCATCAATTCTATCCCCCATAAATAGTACATAAGCTAACCCATCAGTTACATCAGTATCTCCAGTAGAATTAGCTTTGTTTGCTAACGCATAAGTTTTTTGAATTGATTTAGCATTATCAACAAAATTGTTTACTACTTCTCTTTTTCTTTTAGATAATTCTTCTTTGGATAAATTTTCATAACCGTATTCAGCAGCAAATTCTTCATCAGTCATTTTATTAACTTCTTTAGCTACTTCATCTTCTATTTGATCAAACTGTCCTAACTTAATTTTAGTAGTTACAAAGTCATGCACCATTTGGTCTTCAGTATTTTTAGCTTCAAAATCATCACCAACAGCGATAGCATTTTCCAATCTATTATTTAATTGAGCTTGTCTATTAGCTGAAGCAAATACATCTTTACTATATTGTAGACTATTAGATAAATCAACTAATTTATTAATTTCAGCATCTTTAGAATAATTATTAACATCATAACCAAAGCCTGTTTTAGCTTTTTTATTAGGAAGCTTAAATCCAGTAATACCTCCCATTAAACTTCCTATAAATACTTCTTTCCAAAAATCATTAGAATCTCCTCCGTAAGTTTCTTTAAAACCTTCAGCCATTGAATCTACAATACTTGCAGTATCTTCTGTAGTATCATTAAATAATTTAGCATCAATGTAATCCAATGCTGTTTTATTCATAAATGATTGACCACCTTCTTCTATTAAACCTTCAGCAATTGGTTTTTCTAACCCTTGATAAGCATAACTTAAAGCTTTTCTTCCTTTAGAAAAGGTATCAAACTTGTTTACAGTTTTCAATTGCTTTACTTCATCTACAGATATACCTTTCTTTTTAGCAACTCTTTCTAATTCTTTTTCTGATAAATCATCTACCTTAGATAACCATTTAGTTTTAGAATTTTCCAAACCTTTAATACCTGGACCAAAAAATCTTGGGAGAGTAATCATATTACCGGCAGATACTAAAGCTAAATTAGCCGCAAATAACCCATTAGCTGAACCTCTAATTTCATTCATAGCTTCAGCAAGTTCTTCATCATTAGGTTCTCTGCCGCGTTCTTCTGTAAACTTGTTAATGAAATTGGTTTCAGCTTCATCAATAAAACCTCTAGCTTCAACTCCAGCTTCGTAACCTGCACCGCTAACCATTTGTCTAGCCAAGTTACCACCTTTAATACGATTATTTATAGTACCTGCTTTTTGAGCAAGATTACCAACATCAGCTAATTTATCACCGGCTTTTAAAGCTTTAGCAACTTTTCCAGGAATAGCTGCGCTGTAAGCCCCTGCTGATAAAAATTCTGAAGCTATAGCCCCTGCAACAAAAGAAGCTGCACCTAGCATATCATTAGCCCAGAAGTTCATTGTTCCCATAGATTGTAGAACATTGTTTTTTTGTTCCTCTTTAGTTACATAATTTGGAAGGGCTTCATCCATAGCTTCATTAGCATCATCTAAACTTCTTTGAAAAGCGTTATCATATACGTTTGAAAAACTTCCAGTAGCTGCTCCATAAACTAGTCCAGGAAGCATTGCTAATCCACCTACAGTTCCAGTAGCAGTTTTACCTGCAAATTTAACAATACCATTAGCTAGTTGTTCATCCCAACCTTGTACTTCAGCTCTAGTGTCTTCATAATCAGTTCCTGATACTGGTGTAATACCTCTTGAAGTAAAAGTATCTAATTCTTCATCATCCATATTGAATGATTTAGATAAATCTCCAGTTCTTCCTGTTCCAGTAAATTGTTCTTTTCTATTAATTTTAGATAAAGATTTTAAAAAAGAATCATCTGCATTAGGTTGAGGACTAACATATTGTAAATATGTAGCGTAGTCAATTTTACCATCTAGATATTGTTGCAAGTATTCGTTCATAGGTTAAAAATATTTTTACAAAGATAGTGAATTTAATTAGAAGGAAAAGCTAACCCTCCTCCAGTATAAGAAGCGTTATTAAATCCTGACCATTGATTAAAAGAAAGTTCATTAGTTTTACTGGCTTTAGGTTTCGCTGAGAAACTTCCTAAGTCATGATAAGCTATAACTAAATCTTCAGGTTTAATTTTTTCTTCTTTGATAATTTTGTCAGCCATATTTTTAATGTCAGTAATACTTCCTGCAAAATCAATAGCAAAGTTTTTATTATTTGCTAAAAATACAACAGAGCCTCCTCCAAATTTACCATAAGTAGATTTACCTGTAGAATTATTTGGAAATATAAAATATGTTTGTTCTCCTGTTTTTGTAGGTAAGGCTGCTATACTATTTGCAAAACCTTCAGCTTTAGTTTTACCTTCCCAATTAATATCACTATAATTATATTGCCTAAGTGGAGCCATTACATAATCATCTTTAGTTAATTCAGAAACCTTTTTATATTTAACATTAACTTTTCCATCTTTGGTTTTAATTCTTGTAGGAAGGAATTGATCTTTTACAGTAGAACCCGGAGCAATGTTTTCGTTTTTTAATTGTTTCTTCATATAAGTTTCTGCATATTCATGTTTATAGTCATCTGTTGCATCGGAATCTAAAATAAAATGAGCAATCCCTTTTACATTACTATACTTAGTATCTTTAGAACTTTTACCAACATTTGAAACTGGTACATAATTAAATCCTAAATTTCTATCAAATTTATTGTAAAAAGTTCCGTAAGAAGATCTATCGCCTTTAACTTCCCCTATAAAATTAACTCCTGAATTAACAACATCGCTTTTATATTGAACATCAGTTTTAACTGTTTCTGTTTCATTGACATCAGATATTCCTTTTTTAACTAAAAATCTATCTAACCATTGGCTTGCATCATCAAATATTCCAGATTCAGGTGTTGTCTGAGGATTAGTAACTTTTGTTAATCCTAATTCTACTACTTTATTATAAGGCGTTTTAGTAGGATCTTTTAAAATTTCAATTTGTTCTTTTGTTAAGTCAACATTAAATTTGGATTTTACTTCTTTTACTAAATCAAAATTTTGAGTATTAGTTTCCAGATTCGTTTTACGAACTTCAGATTGTGGAATTTTTTTAGCTACAACAGGTGTAACTGGAGTTTTAGATTGATTGCTGTTTTCAATATTATTAAAAGTTTCTTGAAAATCAAATAAATGATTTGATACTAATTTATTAGGACGAGCAGAATCAGGACCTCCTATTGGAGCAATATCTGGATGATTCTGCTTATCTCCATAAGCTACAATTTGATCTGCTTTTTCCTGCCCATATTGTTTATAAAGTTTAATATAATCTTCTGTAGTTTTAGGTCCTAGATAATGAAGAGCCATTTGTAATTGTTCATCAGAAGCATTTACCCCATATTGTTTTTTAAGAGCTTGAGCTTTTTTTAAATTTACATCGTTTAATTTATTTTGATAATCCTCTTGAGCTTTTGGATTAGCAGCATATTTATTTGCTATTTGTTCATCTGTTAGATTGGTAATGTTCACTCCATTATCAACTAAAGATTGTTTAATACCATCACTATGATATTTCCAATAATGTTGATATTGACCTATAGCCCAACTAGAAACTGGTTTTAGATTACCTTTACTATCTTTGTTATTTATGATATCTGTTTTTGCATTAGATTCTACTTTCGATATAGCTTGATTAAGTGAGCTTTTTACCACCCCAGAGTTTTGCCCTGAACCTGGGGTTGTGACTTTCCCAAATTCCCAAATGAATCAGTTGCAGCTTTTCTAGCATCCTGCATATAAGTGTTGATTAACGCATTACCATCTTTCTCACTTATAGTTCCAGATAAAATTTGCTGTTGAATAGCTTTAATATCTTTATTTATTTGAGGGGTGTTTATAAACGCTTGGGCGTTTTCATATACTCTAGAAATATTATTTTGCATTTCTTGAATGCTATTAGCTCTTCTAGTTATATTTTTTTCATCTGTATAAACGTAAGATTTTTTCTTAGGATCTATTTCTGATGGGGTTTCTTCAAAATTAAATGTGTAAGGATTTTTATCATCCCCTAAATTTATTTTACCTTTTCCGTAATTCTTTTGAGAACTTTGTATAGCCTGATCATAAAAATTAAATCTAGTTCTTTCTTCTGGAGATAAAGTCATAATAACTTGTTCCAATCCTCCTTCATCAATCGGATATTCAAATTTACCTTGACCTTGAATTAACATTACACCTTTCATTCCTTCATTAGGATCTACAAAATAACCAAATTGAATTTTATCTAAATCCATTTCCCCTTTATTATTTTCTCCTTGTTTGTAAGGAATTTTTTCTAACATCTTAGCCCCGTTGATTTCTTCATTAGTAACTAAGTCTTTAAACTTACTAGCCATGTCAGTACTAAAATTAGCTAACATAGTTTTAGCCATATCTTGAGCATATTTGTTAGAAGGAGGTAGCATTCTTAATTCAACGTCTTCCGTTCGATTATTATAAGAATCTAGAACTTCATATACTTTAGCTTCAGGTGTACCTTTTAATAATTCAGGCATTCTTTTTTTCACATATTCTTCTCTAGCTAAAATTTCTTCTTCTATAGGCTTGCCTATTTTGATAGGTCTTTCTTTTAAAGCTTGGTTTTTTGCATCATCAATTTTTTTAGAATCGTATTTATCAACATTGGCAGCACCTTTAATTTTGTTCTCAAAAGATTTTATGTTTTCTTCTGTAGCATTCAAATCTCTTAAATTTAACCAAGCATTTTCAAATAATTCACTACTAGCTAATGTTTGATTTTCTACAGTATTAAATTTACTTTTTGGAGTAATTTTACCATCTGCATTTAATTCAAATTGATTATACATTAAATCTCTAAAAGATTCAGCTTTTATCGGTAAATCTTTACCAGTTAATTCTTTATAAGCATTTTTAAAAGCTACTGCATGATTACCTCTATCTCTTTTAATATTTTTATAACTTTCATCAAAATCTGACATACTAGTAATAGGTTTGTCAGTACCTGCTACATTATAATTAGCCATTCTAGCTTGAGTTGTTACAGGATTAAAAGTTATAGGATCTGTTTTGTCTACTGGATTAACAGGGCCACTTCCTCCTCTAGCATTATTACGACTACTATTATTTCCATCATCAATTGTTTTTCTAGTTTCTGCCTGCTCATAAGCTTGTTGTAAAATTGGTTTGCTATATTCATCAAAAACTTGTTTTCTAAAAGCAGGGTCTTTAGCTTTACCTGGATCTCCTAATTGTTCAGCAGCATGTCTATAAACATATTCCATACTTCCGTTATCGTTAGAAGTTTCATACATGTTATCTAAATACTTTTGAATTCTAGAAAGTTTAAGAGTTGTTAATTCTGATTCGGTTGTAGCTATTGAAAAAGTCCCATCGCCATTAGACATTGAATAAATTTTACTACCGTTTTTATCTACTCCAATATCAGGTTTAAATTTAGATACATCATCAAACATAGTACTGTATAAGTCCTTATCTGTAATGATACCGTAATCTTCTGCTGTAGAATATTGAACTTCCCCATCAACGATCTTTAGTTGACTAGGATTATTCATATATGAAGGTTTATCACTACCTACAAGTTTGGTTTTATATAATTGAGATTTTTCAAAATCATCCTGTAAAGATTTATATCTAGGATCATTTTTATATTTACTATTAAGTTTTACTAATTCATCTGCCATCCTGGTTACTTGGCTAGGATCTTGCATTATTTTAGTTGTAAGATTTTCAAACTGGTTAGAATAGTCTTGTTTAAATTCATTAAATAAATCTGTACTCTTCATCCCAGGTCTAATACCTAAAAAATCTTCATTTAACTTTAATGCTGAAGTTCTACCATCATCAATGGTTTTTTGTTCTGCTACCATTTGATCTTGCATAAAATCTAATGGTGCCTCTACAAATGTAGAAATTGGTTGTTTAATTGTTGGTCTATAAAATCTCATACTTCTTCGTATTTTCTTTGTCCGTTAGATAAAACATAGTATTTATTACCATACTCATCTGTTTTAATATCTTTAGTTCCTACCCAGTTAGCTTTTAATCTCTGCATGTCATAAGATCTTCTATCTTTAACACCTTGACCAAAAGATTGTCCAACATTATTAAGTCCTTCAGTAACAGCCATTCTAGAAGCATCTTTTTCTTGAATTCTCTTATCTTCTTGACCTAAATTAATTTGTTCTTGTTGATTTAAAATTTGAGCATTAGCACTTCCTACAGAATTCATAATCTGAGCATTTGCATTAGCTTCTTCCATCCCTAATCTACCGAGTAATTCTCCTTTAGACCTAGCTCTTTTAACACCAGAAGCTAATCTATTTCCAAGATAGTTACCAGTTGAAGTAGCATTACCTCTAACATCATAATCAACTCCACTAAAAGCAGTATCAATTTCTTGACTACCTAATCTTTTAGCAGCAGTTAAATTAATTTTATTAGGACGTATTAAATTAAATTTAGCATCCCTAACTTTATCTGGACCTTTTAATCCGTAGTACAATTGAGATAATCCTGATAGAGCTTGGACTCCTACAGAAGCATAATCTTCAGGTTGCATACCAAATTTACTATTTGACATATCTTTTTGTGTTTGTAGATTTCCTACTTGATTAGAAGCTGAATCTTTCCATTCTTGATCAGACATAGTATCTTGTGGGTTAACACTCATATTAGGATTATCAAATAAATCAGGATTATAAGACACTGTATCACCGCTAATATTTAAACCTTCTGTTCCAAAATTCTTTGAAGGAACTTGTTTAATAGGAGTTGTAGGTTGAAGAGATGCTGTCAATTCTGGATAATCTGCATTTGCATTAAAGTCAGGATATGGTTGTCTATACAAATTTGTACCGAAGTCAGGTTCTACAGTAGGGTAAATTTTTAAATCAGTTGGTTCAGCATACTGACTTAGATTAGGTTTTGAAGCTCTTTCGTTCGTATAACCATACCTATTTGCAGTTTCATCTCTACGCTCTAATTGAGATAATATATCATTAGGGTCATTAGGAAAACTTCCTCCAGCATACATTTTCTTTTTCAGAAAACCACCATAAGCTTTTTTATAAGCTTTATCTATAATAGTACTCCTAACTTGTTCTTGAACTTGCTCTAAGTTAGCTAATTCTCTTTCCTCAGCAGATTTGCTAATAGGATCATTAGGTCTTTTATCAGTATAAAGTTTTTTAAATTTCTTACTCATATTTGCAAAGGTAGTTTTTTTTCCTGGAATTATCAATCTATCAGAAAATATATAATTTCCTTTTTTAGTTTCCCTACCTTCTACTTCAGCTTCTGGAGAAAGTGTAACACCACCTTGTTCGTGAGAAGGTCCTTCAAACTCTACCAAACCTTGATCAACATTTGTACCCATGTTACCACCTCCTGCAAAAGTAACTCTAGCATCTTGAGCATAACCTGAATAGTCATTAGCTATTGCCATTTGTTGACCATCCATTATTTCTTTTTGATCTAACCCAGCTTGATAATTTTTAAGTCTGCCTTTAGCACCAATTGTTCTATACATCATGGCAGCAGCAGGATTGATAGAATTCATCCATTTACCTCTTTGCTGTTCTTGAGCCATAAAATCTTTATAAGGCTCTTCAGTATGATTCATCATAAATGTATTTCCTAAATCAGCTTGTAAGTTATTTAACTTCATGCCTGTAGCTACAGCAGTACCGATACCAGGTATTGATCCAGCAGCAGATCCAACAGTATCCATAGCTCCAGCTTGATCAATACCTCCTGTAGTTCCAGAAGCATGTCCGACACTGGCAGCAGTATTACCACCAAGTACATATTTTTTTTTAAATTTTTTCATAGTTCCTCCGTATGCTTTAATTTGTTCATAGTTGTTTAATTCTTCTTCAGAAGCTTTAATCCAGCCTTTATTATCACCTAAATTATATTCACCTACTAAAGGATTACCATTAGCATCAAATCCACTATTAGCTCCTCTATTAATGTAAGCTTTTTGCTTAGGTATTGGAGTTAGTTTTAATTCTTGTTCTTCTTGTGAAATAGGTATATAATTTTTACGTCTTAGATTTTCTCCTGAAGGTAAATCTGGAGAAGGGTCAGGTTTTTTATAAATTACAGGCTGTACTGGTTTTTTATACTTACCAACTCTCCAAGGTTGAGGTCCAGCTTGAACATCAACATAATCTACTGGATAAATTCCTTTTATATCAACTTTAGATTTTAAAGATTTTCCTATAATGTTACCTTGTTTATCATATAAAGGATTGCTTTTAAAAAACCCTAAATTATTAGATTGTAATTGCGATATAACATTTTGATCATAAACTCCACTACGATTTTGTTTAGAAATCTCATCTAAAAAAGGTTTTGTAGTATTATATAAACTTAAACTATCATTATAAGCTTTTAACCTAGGATCATTACGACTACTTACTTCAATTGGTATAGGAGTTTTCTTACCTCCATCAGGGTACATTCTACCACCATTTCTATATTGTGGTTTTGAAATATCTGCACCTAAATCTTCGTAAAGTTTAGCTTCTCCTTCCATAGTAGACATATCATAGTATTGTGCAGCATCAACTATATTGTTATATATAATATCATCAGGTACAGGTTTAAATCCAGGATTATTCTTTTTAAGTTCATTAATAGCATTTTGAGCTTCAGTAGGTTTTCTATTATGATACCCATAGTAAACTTCATCTGTAGAAGCCATTGATGGTTTCTTATAAGGAATATCCTTTACTGGTAAAACAGTAGACCTATCATTCTTATATTGACCTGCATGATAGTTTTCATGAGCTATAATTTTATCTTTATATTCTTGATCTAATTCATTATCATAATCTGTCCCTAAAACTATTTGATCAAGTCTTGAGTCATAATAACTTCTATTTACAGAAGGGTTATTTATAATATTAGATTCTATAGGAGTACCATATAAATCTTTTTTAATCTTACCTCCATCAGGGTAT